GCTGCCGCCGTCAACCTCAACGCCCACGATGTCGCCGGTCATCGGGTCACGCACGACACGACGCGGAGCGCTCTGCATGGCGCTGATGCCCTGCACTTGGCTGGCGAGCATCTGGACGGCTTCGATAACCTGCGCCATGGCTTGCGCGCTCTTCTGGACGGGAGCGCCGTCAGGGCCTTCCTCAAGGCCGCTGGATAGCATTGCAAGTTCACGCTGCTGTGCCAGTTCAAGTAATTTCAGTTCGCGAGCCTGCGCCATCTCTTCACGCTTCAGGTTGGCCTTCTGCTCTTCCTTGATAGCGTCGGCTTCAAGCTGCTCACGGCGTGCGATGGCGTCTTTTTCCATTTCAGCCGCTTTGATCTGCAAGTCTGCGTCCATCTGGGCGCGTTCCTTGTTGGTCTGCACTTCCATGTCGGCTTGCTTCATCTGCATGGCCAATTGAGCCTTCATTTGCTCAATCTGCATCGCCGCTTGTGCCTTTTCCTGTTCAGGCGTTGGCTTCGTTGCGGCAATCTGCTTCCGGCGTTCGATGTCCTGCGGATCTGGCGCGCTGAAATACATATCAGGCGACTTGATGCCTGCCGCCATGGTCATTCCGACAAGCGCCTTATGCACGTTGTCAGGCGTCACGAACGGATTGTCAGCACCGAGCACCGCGACAAGCTTCTCTTGCAGCCCGATAATCTGTGACATCATCATCATGTCGCGTTCACGGGTGCCGGCACCGAGGCCGACGTTGACCGTGGCGTCCATGTTCGCGTCCCACGAACGGGGGTCGAATTGCACCCACTTGCCCTTCAGCCGAACCGACCGGGGCTTGTCCTGGTGTTGGATTGTCAGCCTCAACAGGCCCTTGAATACCCTTTTTAGACCATGAGCCAGCGTGCGAACAATCAATTCAGTCTGGCCGATGCCCTGCGCCTCAATCATGGCCGAGGCTTTGGCCGTGGTGTTCTGCAGAGCGTCCGGTGCCATGCCAGACGATGCGTCGTTAATGCCCGTCCGGTCAGCCGCTTCGTTGTCGAGATAGCCAAGCATCGAAAACGACTGTTCGGCGAAGAACGGCACCCGGTTATATTGCAACGCATCCGCGACGTTCACGCCACGCTTGATGCGAATTGGCAGGCCGAATTGCGGGTTAAGCACGCTTTCGGGGTTTTCAATCGCGCCTTCCTGAACGGCAGGCTGCGCCATGTTCTGCCAATACAAATTGTCCAACGTCTGCCGCAACAGCACCGTCTTGACACGCTGGATTTCCGTCACGTCATCGGCAACGGACGCGCCTTCCCACTGGTGAGGGCGCCGTTCGCACGCAATGTCAGCGAATGGCACCTCGTCCCAATACTCATCCTCAAGGATGTTCTCTTGCCCGGTGCCGCCAGCCAGAACGATGCGGCGAAGTTCGGCAATCCCGTCATCATCCTTGTCAATCCGCACATACACTTCGTAATAGTCAACTTCCTGAAGCATCCGTTCGGTAACGGTTTCTTCCGCATATTCGCGGCGACGTTGCAGGCGCTCCTCTTCGGCTTCCAAGTCCGTCGAGGCTTCGGGCAGGGCGTCAATCGTGGCCCGGTCATAACCCATTGCCACCAGATCAGCACGCCTGAGACGCTCGCCAATGCCCACCAGAAGCGCATCGTCAAGGTCGATGGCGTCAGGGTGGATAAGGAACTTTTCAAGCGGAACAGCGGCCAGCCGGATCTTGCGCACGGGTTCAGCGCGCTTGATCTTCACGTCATGGACGGGAACCTGCATTGCCATCGGTTGGCCCGTCATCGGGTCCACCTGTTGCACGTTCTCAATGCGTGGCGAGTGTTCCAGAACCTCGACATCATCCGCCGCGACAAGCTGCGCGAACGTCATGTCGTCTAGGCCGGTGTGGTGCGTCACCTTGATGATTTGCCGCTCGTCGTGCCACCAGCGGATGACGCCGTTACGCAACAGAAGCGCGTCGTGCATTGCATCCTGGATGGCTTCGCGGCCATCGCTTTCGGGCAGGACTACGTAGTTCATGTAGTCCGTGGCTTGTTCGGCCTTCTCTTCGTCGCCTTCCGCAACAGGCTCGAACTCAACCACCTTGTCATTGCCGAGGATGGTGCGAACGACAGACGGCAGCACCTTCTTGATGGCAGCCCGAACATCCCGAGACACGACACGCGAACGGCCTTCGTCGCTTGGCACGTCCGACATCTTGCCATCGTAGTAATTCATGGCCTGGATGCGGTCAGCCGAGCGCTCCTCGCGATAATTCTCGCAATCCGTAATCAGGTCCGCGAGCGTGGCGGCAAAGCGAACTTCATCCATTGCCGCTTGCCCACCTCTTTACCCAAAACGATGGCTCGTAATCGGCTGGATACCGAATGACGTATCGGCCCATCCGCGAACAAAACACTTCTTCACCGACCGTCCGCACACCAGCGTCAGGCTCGGTCCAGATGTCACCAGACGCAGCGCGCGAGGCGTATTCCCGTTCCGATGATTGCCGCTCGGCTTCGGCGAATGTGTCCCAATAGACTTCTGGCGTGTCTGTCAGCAGCCACGGCAGTTCCGTTGCGAGCCGTTCAATAAGCGTCATCAGAGCACGATCCTGTTTGCAATCAGAAGGTTCCAATACTCAGCGCCAACGCGCGGCACAGGATCCTTGAGATTGAAGAAATAACGCCATGTGGCCGCGACACGCTCACCGTGGCGGCTCATGACAAGGGGCTTGTCGGCAGGGCGTGGCTCCATCACGTAAGGCGTCAGCAGACCCGTGAACCTGCCTCCGACTTCGCGATTGAGAGCGCTTGCCATTACACAACCTTCCGAGTGGTGAAGTTCCAGTTGTCTTTGCCCTTGGGCACGTCTGCAAAGCGCTTCATCATCAGCGCGTATCGAGACGCTGAAATCGTGTCGTCACGCTCTTTCACAACCTTGCCGTCTTTCCGGTGATAGAGCCTAAACTCTTCCAGCCATGACGTGCAGGTGCGAAACACTTTCCAGCGGCCCGTCTGCATCCGGTCCAGCATGTCCATCAGGCCAGCCTCAACGCTGTTGGACCCGCTTTCGTCCGTTGCCCTTTCGGGCAGCATGTTCAGGCCCTGCTTTTCGTATTGACTGGCGAGGTTCTCGCCTGCCGCCGTGTCGTTGTTGCCATCGTGGGGCCATGACCAGTTCAGCCAGTCACCCCAAGGCTTGACGGCAGCCGCGTGAATGATTGGCGTCGCCTCGCGCTGGCGATAGTCCTTCGTGAGATAGATCACGTCAGCGTCACGGTCCCACGCCAGTTCAACGGCAGCGGTTGGATGGTCCCAGCCAAAGTCCAGCCCGCCAATGCGCGCCCAGTGCTTCGGGATGTCGAACGGGTCAACGACGATGCTCTCTTCCGCAATCGGGAAGATCCGCCCCGAACCCATCGAAGGCACGCCTTTGGTGCGCGCTTCACGTTCATGAGCCGGGTAGCTTGCCGCAATCTTTTCGCGTTGCTCCGGCGTGTAGTGTTCGGCGTCGTCAATCGTCATTGTGGTGACGATGCGGTCTGGATTCTGTTCCAGGATATAACGCCCCACCACGTCCGACATGCCCTTTAAAGGCGTGAACGTCAGCATGATCATGCCGCTTGTTGCGTTGGTTCGTGTGATGCCCTCAAAGTAAACGTCACTAGGCGGCTCTTCGTCGAACCAGATGCCGTGAACCGTGTTCGCCTGCCACTTGCCCCGGCCCTGCTCATATGCCTTCAGGTAGAGCGTAGAGAGGCCACCAGAGACATGCCGCACCGTCACCGTGTCCAGCGCGTGAGACACGCCAGAACGCCGCGTGCTGTCAGCAATGCACGACTTGGGAATATAACCCGTTCCCCAGTCCTCTTCCTGTGCAGGCGGACCGACAAGCAATCGCTGCACGCCGTCGCGGGTTAGTTCGTAGCTTTCCGATCCTGCAATCCAGATCACCGGATGGTCAAAGCGCCGCCCCTGCCAGTCGTCGGGATAAAGCCCCGTCAGGTGCATTGCCGTCTCAGCCGCGCCCGCAACCGTCTTGCCGAGCTGGTTGCCGGCCATGAACAGCCGTTCACGATACTTGGCACCGTTGGCGTGGAACTCTTGCTGCTTGGCGTAAGGCCGATATCGCGGCAGCAGGTTAGTGCGCCGTCGCCGGTCCAGTTCCGCCAGCAGTTCCGCCTGTTCCCTCAAGATTAAGGAAAGGCCGGATGGCGGCGTCAAGGGACCGGATGCGCTCGATAAGCTGCTCATCGGTCATTTCGTCATTCGGGTTGATGTTCACGTTCAGATCACGCGGCAGGATTGACGCGATGACCTTGAGATACTGGTCTGGCTTTTCGGTTCGCACCTGGACGATTGCAGCCTGCCCGTGCTCGTTGAAGTCCTCATGCAATGCGTCAAGGAACGCCTCGCCTAGCTTGTTGCGTGCGCCCTTTGGCCGGCCACCGCCACCGATATTTCCCGTTAAAAAACGGCCAGTGCGCTCGTCCTTCTCAGGCTTAATCGGCTCGTCAGTCATGTCAGCCTCAATAGCCCTTCTTGGGCTTCATCGCGGGCTT